TAAATTGTTTTACTAGTATTTAATCTATCGACACCAAACAGTTTTTGATACGAATTATTGAAAATAATCGTAATATATTTTTGAGTTTCTTTCCCAAAACACCTACCTTGATAACCAAATATCTGACCATTCTTGTTTCTGAATGGTATCAATATTCTTGGGTGGTCACCTTTCAAAGTAGGGAATTTGTTCTCAACTATTGTGTTGGAAAACTCAAAAAATTTAGAACAGTAATATATATCATTCCAAGAATCTCTAGGAAGTTTTCTCTTAAACAAATATTGTACAGCTGGGTGTTTCTTATCTAATTCTGCAAATGTTTTTAGATTGCCTAGTCTTGTTTTGAAAACAGGTGGTTTGAAATCAAATTTAGGATTAGGTACTGTAACATTACTTCTACTACCTCTGCCTTTTGATGTCTGACCCTCTTTATACTTCTCTAATATGTATTCTTTATGTAAATTTGCATCTACATATTTTAATAGATTAGAGAATGATGCACCTACAGAACAGTTATGACATTTATAGAACAAATCTGCTTTTGTTCTATAAACAAAACCTCTAGCTTTATTTCTATTTTTCTTTGAATCACCACAATACGGACATCTAAAGTTCCAAAGAAAGTTATCTTTCTTCTGAAATTTTTCTAGTCTAGGGGAAAGTAAAGAAATGTATTTTATGTCTACAAAATTCATAAACACAATTATACATTAAATGTGTATCTTTGTCAAACTTTATAAGAATTTCTGTAATAGAAAACCTACTACAATCGCACCACCAATAATTAGATGACGCCACTTTTCTAATATTCCTACTCTGTTCTGCAATTCTTCTCTTAACTTTACAAACTGTTCTGTTTCTTTAGTATTATGTTCATGCAATATATCTAATATTCTTCTTTCCATAGAACTCATTTTATCAGATGTTTCTTTTGCATTGCTCGTAATTCTAGTATGTAACTCTTGAACTGTTTTTTTAAATTCTTTTTCTTGCTCTTCCAATGCTTCTTCCTGTTTTACTAATTTTTCTTCATGGACAGCCATGATAGTATGTAACTGACTAGAAACATCTGCAATTTTTTCAATAGCATTATCTAGACGAACATGAATTGATTTCAAATCATGTATGTCTTTTTTTATTAATGCTACTTCTGTTTCTATACTTTTATCTACCATAGTATTACCATTGATTGAAAGATGCAAGAATCATGCACAGTTTGTTATTTTCTGTAATTTTGTCTTGCTTTTTCTACAGCTCGAGAACCAAACCAAAAGGATATAATAGCTGCAAATATCGCTTTAGTATCTTCATCCCATAATAATTGAATCGCTTCTCTGAAATCTGTTCCATTTTCTAATGCACTCATTAATAGAGTTACTTCAATTACAGAGAACAAACCAAAAAAGGCATATGTGATAATTGGTCTTACAGACTTTTGAAGTGCTGAAGTCCAACCTGTTGATTGCATGATTGCAGTATCATGAGCAATTAATCTCTCATGTTCTTTATCTGCACCCATGACTTCGTATTGTTTCATGTCAACATCCATACCTTGTGCTTTTAATTCAGCAGCAAGTTTCATTTTCTCAAGTTCATGTTTCCTGTCACCTTTCTTTGCGAACAAATCTGTGACAGCTGGAACACTCGAACTTGCGAAACCTAATAATGAACCTAATATTGATAACATAATTATTTCGCCTTTCGTTTAGTCTTTTTGACACTAGATTTTATCTCATCTCTATCTCTATCGACAATATCTCCGATAGGTTTAGAGGTATCTAGTGCATAACTATAAGATTGTTGTTTTAATATTTCTTTTTTTAATTCTTTAAATGTTTTCATTTATTCAGTATATCCTTTTGGATAATCATCTTTTATTGTTTTTAAAGTTGTATAAAAATCACAAGTTTTATCCAATGTACCAGAATCAATAGCGTGCCATAACATATCTAATTGTTCTTCCAATTCAGGATATTTACCTACTCTATGAAACTTATATTCAATGTTAGGTATTTCAGCGACTAATTCTGCATCTGTGGGTTGTGTTTCAGTATTACCTTCTTCCCATACAAAACCTGTTTCTGGACTGTAAGACCATTTTGCATTTGGTCTTAAAGAGTACATTGCATCTATTTTAAGCGTTTCTAGTTTTCTAGCTGCTTTTTCTTCATCTGTCATAGCCATATCTATTCCTTATCCTACTTTAGACAATGCGAATTTAGCAAGTTTCATGAATTGGTCTTTTGTACCATTCATCATCTTTTCCATTTTCTTTTTATTGTCTGTATTTACTTTATCATAAATTTGTGAAAGTGCAGATGCAGTAAACATATCAACTTTTAAAGAACCATCTTTAAATTTAATATTCTTTGCACTTTTTCTTTTAACAATATCTTGAACAATCTTCAAGTTACTTTCATTTAACATTAAGTCACTTGAGTATGTTAACATTTTTTCTTTGATATCGTCAATGAAACTTGTTTTTACTTCTTCGATAACGACTGCAAACTTACCTTTAGATTTGTTGACACCTTTAACAAGTTTACCACCAGACTTCTTTGCAAAAGCTTGTGCTTCTTTTTCGTTATCAAATAAATGAAACTCTTTTGCTTTCTCTGTATTTAATTGTGATTCAATAACAAATTCATTTTTTAAGAAACTACTATCGTTACCTAATTTGGTTATCATTCTATCATACCCACTTGGATTGCGTTTCTGCATACCTTGTTGAACTTTAATACCTGACATTCCAACCATCTTAATAACAGCTTTGATTTGGTTTTTATCTTTGTATCCAAACATTTTTGTAACTTGAGCAGGAGTTATTTTTTCACCTTGAGGTGCAAAATATATTTTTTGATTTTCTGGTATTGTTTTTCTTTTAGGCCCTTTTGGATCATCAAACATATTTGCATTTTTAACAGTAGTTGGAGTAATCTTTACTGGTAACTCACCCAACTTTTTTCTTCTAGCTGCAAATTCTTCTGCATCTTTTTTATCTTTGTAAATTGCATGACCTTGTTTCATACCTTTACCAAAATCAACTTTGAAACCTTTTAATTCTTCATTTACATTTTCTACTTCAAGAACTTTTGGTTTAAACTTTTGCATAACTTCTTTATGATACTTTGTCATATCTTTACTACCAGCATCAACTGATAAGATACCATTGTTTACATCATCATCATTTACATCAAAACTCATTAATTGAATACCATCAAAATATCTTTTAGCTTTCATTGCGTCATTTTTATTTTTGAATTTATATTCAACATATTCTACTTTTTCAGAAATAACTTCTTCTTTGAGAGGATATCCAATCATTTGTTTTTTGCGAGTTTTAACAATTTTTAAAGTTTTCTTATCTTTAACATTCAATGGTGGAAGTTCTGCACTTGCAACAGCACTCTTTGCACCCATTTCATCAGATGATGTACTTATAACTTGATTATTTCTAGCAGTATCAATAACTACGAATGGTTGTCTTAATTCATCTAATTGTTCTTCTTTCAGTCCACGCTTTTTCATTTCTTTACCAATTCTTTTAATCATAAACTGTGTAGAAGGCATCTTTGGGTCTTTCTTTTCCATGTCACGAAACTTTTTCATTAGTGACTTTAGATTATCATCAGATTGTTTACCCATCTTTGCATCTTCTTCTATTTCTTCTGCTCTGATTTCTGCATCATAAAAATTCATTATGTCTTTTGCAAAAAGATTTAGTGCTTTACCTTTACCATCTACTTTGATAGTCTTACCAGGCCCCATAGAAACATCTAATCTTTTCTGTTTCTTTAAATCATCAAATACTTTTTTTCTTTGTTTAGGGTTATTTACAGTAACAGTCATTTTATTAAACTCATCTAACTCAACTGCTTCTTTAAGTTTTGACTGTCTTTCTATCATTCTTTTTAAGAACGCTTTTGCTTCTCTTGTTCTACCATCATATGGATTTTTCTTTTTCTTCTTTACAACGACTGTTGAACTATCGTCACCTGTTCCTGCAACTGCAACACCTGTTGCATTTACTGGTGCATCTTCTTTTTTGATTCCTAGTTTTTCGTCATCATAAAATTTTTGCATGATGTCTTTGAATGAAATTGTCATTTTATATCCCCTATTCCTAATTCTTCTAAATCTTCTGAACTAACATATATTTTTTGTCTAGTGTTACTGTGTATAACTGGAAATACATCTATTCCCATAATTGTGTCAGATGATGCAGTATCTTCGTAAGCTTCTACTTCATCACCAATTAATGCACTAATCTCGTTATCATCTTCACTTGTTATTACAACATCATTAACAAGTTTATATAAACCTTTTGGTAATTTACCATTGTCTAGAGTAACTTCTTCTACGATAGAATTATCTAATTCTATATTTTTTTCTTTTAAGTATTTTAAGAATTCTTTTTCAAATACTCTTGGGTCATCCATGTGTTCTTTGAAAGTATCTTTCAATAAAAACAATGCGGCCGCATATGTTCCTACTTTTGTTCTCAAGCCTGGAACTTTTGCAAATATTCTTTTTATGTTAAATACAAGTTTATGTAGAACAGTATATGCATCTTGTTCTACTTGTTTATAAAGTATCTTGTCTGTTCTATAACCCTCTTTGTCAATGATACCCATCTTATATGCAGGTGTCTTTTCAAAAGGTGTAACTAACAACTTTATAAACCTGTAAGTTACAAATAAGTCTATCGCTCTTCCCATTATAGTTTCTCTAATACCTCTGTTATTTTTTTATCTTCTTCTATATCATCTAATTCATGTTTCTGTAACATATTTAGAAATACCATAAATGACTTTAAAATATGCCAGTATTGTTTTTCTACTTTAAACAGTAACAATGTACTTGAAGCTTCTATACCAAACAAATTATTAATGACAATCATGTGATTTAAAATCAACCTTTCTTTTAATTCACCAGTTTCATGATATTTACGAATAAGTCTTTTAATGTACTTAAATCGTTTCATGTCATCATGAAACTCTATTTCACCCTCGCATTGTGGATTATCATAATTTTTTATTGCATAAAGAATGACATTATCATTCGTTATTTTTTCAAACATAATATAAAAAAACTAATTAAACTATTTTTGCCATTAAGAAATGTGTGTTTCCTGATGTTACTTCATGTTTAAGTTGTAATTTTAAACCACCTTCTACTTTATGTGAAATACCGTCATCATTAACATCATCACCGTTTTCGTCTTTTCCAAAACGACCACCAAACTGTGTTAAAGGTAAATCATAACTATCACTCTTATCAGTTAACTCAACATCTTCAAAAGAAATACTTAATCTACCAAGTTTATCTTTTAATTTGTTAAGTGCGTGTTCTGGAACTAAATGTTCCATTTTACCTAACTGTGCAAGATAAGAATTAATCTTTACAATTGTATCTGGATTACTTAAATCATTATTAAACCCAGCATCATCAACTGCATTTTGAGTATCTAATGATCTTTCAGTAATATAGTCTTTAAACTTTTTCATTTTTATTATCCTGTTTTTCTTGTTGAAGTTTTGACCTTTTCATACTTTCTGTTGTAGGAAAAGGCCATGCTTCAATATTTTTTTCATCATCTTCAGATGATTTTTCTATTGGTCTTTCGTCTATCAATTCAGGCCACATTATGCGACTGTAGCTCCATTGTTAGAAAGAACAACCCAATTAGAATTTGTAAATATTAATGTAACTGTGTCATTAACATCTGCAAAAGTAATTGTAGTACCATTTGCAAGATTAGTTGGTGTAATTACTGAATCACCACCATCTGTAATTAAAGTAATAATTTTAATTTGACCATTACTTCCATCTGGTAAACCACCTGCATGAGCACCACTAGTAGTGTCAATATGTGTAATTGATGTTGTTACATTAACATCACCAGTTGTTGCTGTGATTGATTGTGGTGTACCATCTAAACCTAACCATGTTGGAACATGATTAAAAACATTAGAAACACTAATTTTTTTGTTTACAGGATTACCTGAAGGATCATCAATAACATGAAGTAAATCTTCAGATGCTAACCCTGTTCCTAAATCTGTTAATGCAGTTATTTTTTTATCTGCCATTTTTTCTTCTCCTTATAATGTTAACCTTCAACTCAATGCTTGATTTATAGCATTATTGTCTTGCGAAGGAATGCTACTGGCGGGATTCGCCTCACCTAATTGTTGCAAAAACAAATCACATTGTTGTATTGCACCATTAAGTGCAACTAACTGCGATTGTAATTGAACTTTCGCTTTATCTATGTTCTGTAACTGACCTTGAACTTTCTCAAGGTCAGATTGCAGAGTTTCTTTTTGTTTGTTAATATCATCAACTTTCAAACTTTTTGAATTATTTGGCATAATCATTTTCCTTTATATATTACGAATCAGCTCCAATTGTTGTATCATCAGCATTATCATCACCACTAATAGATGACATTGCAACTAGAACTTCAGTTTTGTTACGAGTTTGTCCAGCACTATCTGTGTATGTTCTAGTATGAACCCACCCAGCGTGTGAAACGCCCTTTGCTTTGTTAGCTGCTACTCCAACCTCTGTTGTATCTATACCAGCAGTTGCAGTTTTTTCTGCACTTGTTAGATACAAAGGCTTATTAGCAGTTGAATCAGTTGTTCCCCATAAAGCCATAGTATTTCTCCTTATTGTTATACTTTATTTATGTTTACTTTCATCTTTAGGATTAACTTCAATGTCAGACATTGGTTTTCCTGTCATAGTTTTTCCTTTTAACATTTTTCCTTTTTTTTCATTTTCATCTTCTTCATCATCATGATTTTCTTTTTTTGCAGCTTCTATCCACATATTGCGAATTGTATCTTTTAATGATACACTTTCTTTTGCAATCGCTTTAGATACTGTTTTTCTTCTTTTGTGTAGATATTCATCAGAATCATCAACATCTCCATCATTGTCAATGTCTTTGTCTTTTCTATCTTTGAATTTTTTCTTTAATGCTTTAGGTTGTACTTTGTCCATACCATCACCATCATCAGAAACATCATTAGTGTTATCTTCTGCAACTTCATAACCTTTTTTCTTGTAAGAAGCTAAATCTTTTTTGTCAATTACAATTACATTATTGTTCTTAACAACCATAACTTCTTTTTTAGGGTCTTTCAATTGTCTTGGTTGTTCATCAATCTGTTCTACCATCTTGTAATATTTTTTAGCAATTGCATCTCTTTCTTTTTGATCTTTAGGATCAATAGAACCTGCTTTGTCATGTCTTTTGTTGATGTCTTGAATTTTCTTCACTTCTTTTGGAGTTCCAAAAGACTTTGCAAGTTTTAATGCAAGCTCACCATGTTGATTATTTTTCTCTAAATCAGCAACTTCTTTTTTAGAAATCTTTGCTTCTGTCATGTGATAACCTTTACCATCACAATGGTCACAACCTTTACCATTACATTCTGGACACTCTACTTTGCCTTCTAAAAATTCTTCGACATCATATTCTTTGTCACCAATTTTAAAAGTTTTTTGGTTATTTTTCTTTGCCATTAAAGCTGCATAAGTAAAGTTGTTTTCTTTTGCAACAGTCTTAACAATAGCTTCTTCAAGACTGCCTTTTTTAGTATTAAGATATTTCATCTTTTTCTCCTAGTCTAATTTTCCGCCAGCCGAAACATAAGCAGCTATTGCCATTTTCTTTTTTTCTTCTGGTGTTTTGTTATCGAATTGTGGTGCATCAGATTTTTTAAAGTCAGATATCCATGCACCAAGTCCATCTGATACTTTTAATTTTTCTTGCACATCACCTTTACCATAAGCATAAAGTGTCTTTAAATAATCATGTGCTTTTGTTAGTTTGTTTTGAAACCATTCTTCCATATCACCAGTTTCTTTAACTCTGGATTCTATACCTTGTAAAAAATGTTGCATTGCACTAACTTGTCTTACTGCCATAGAAACTTCTTCTTCTCCACCAGTATCTGTTGCATCAATAGCTTCTTTTACATCTGTTCTACCAAACCCCAACTTTGGGTCACCTTTTGTTATAGATGATAAATGTAATTTCATATATTCATCAACTTCTTTTGCAATACCAACTTCTTTAGATTTTGCAATAATTTTATCATAAAGTATTTCTGCTTTCTTTTTTTGATTATCACTCGCACCACCATCATTCATCATAATATCTTTTTCCATTTTATAGAAAACATCTTGCATACGAGTAAGTTCCTCTGCACCATCTTTATCTGCATGTTTCTTCATTACTTTTTGTGCAGAACCACACATGTGAAAAAATTTAGTAGTATAATTACCTACTGTTATTTCATGTTCTGGTGCATCAACAGCTTCTTGTTTTTTTCTTATTTCTAGTAAAGTTTCTGCCATTGTTTTTGTGTATCTAGTCATTTTCTTTTTCCCAAATTTTAAGTTTTAAATCAGTAGTTCCTTTTAACAGTCTATGAAACTGATATGCTTTAACTTGATATAAGTTTTCTTTAACGAGCTCGATAGGATCTTCATCTTCTTTTTGCAGACTCCAACCATCTCCTTCAAGAACAATAATATCTCTGTCTTTTTTATCTCTATGCCAGACAAGATCATATTCACTACAAGTTTGTTTAAATGTTCTAATGAAATAATCGTTCTCTGGTTTTTTATCATCTTTGTATATCTCTACCAAAAAAAGTTTCCCCCTCCAGATAAACCTAATTGTTTTGCATATTTGGGTAATCTACATGCCCAATATGATGCTTTAGTTTTGTCTGTTCTAGTGTCACACTTGTGTCTAGCCGCAAAACTCTTTCTTGCTTCAGGGTCGTTTAATTTAACTTTAAGTCCTGTTGTATCACCCCAAGTAACTTTTTTAACATTACCTGTTGATGGGTCTTTCACATAAACATAATATTTTTTAGGGCCACCCCTTTTAGGTTTATTTAATTCAACATCATCTTCTTCAAACATTGGTGTATCTAATGCAACATTTTTGCCTTCATATTCTGCATATTCACCAATATCACCCTCTAATAGTTCAATGTCAAATTTGTTATCGACTTTTAATTTATTTTCTTTGTATAATTTTTTCTTTTCTAAAAAGTATTCAAAATACTTTTGAGAACCAACTCTGTAAATATTTGATTCAATTAAATCAGATTCTTGTTCACAATCTTCACAACATGATGTACGAAACTCTGTAAATGATTTTACTGATTGACCAGGCGTATCTTTTTTATATTTGTTTGCAAGTTTATCAGTTCCCCATTCACCTGCACCACTATATTCATACTTGTCTGATTTTCTTTTTGTTCCATCACTTCTTTTAATTAAACCTTTTGCTTTTAAATGTGCAACATCAGTAAATCCTGCTTTACCAGACTTATATCTTTTCATTGCATCAGCAGTATTTGGTGCTTTTTCATCCATCTTTGCACGATCTTGCCAATCATTTGATTTCTCGTCAGTCTTAATTGGGCCACCTTTTGCCCATGTGTGACATGATCTTGCAGAATGACATTTAAAATGATGCATCCAACAATAACCTAAACGACCATCATCATCAGATGTTTTACCAGGCATACAATCATCCATGCGTGGAGAAATATCAAATGCAACACAGTTTCCACAGAGTGATTTCTTTGCGGCATCTTCAGTTGTTTTCCAATACTTTGCAATCTTTTCCCAATAATCACCTGGCTCATCAACATTCAAAGGGCCATAGTTATAGTTCTTGATTGTTGCATCTCTGTTTTTTGTATTAATCTTTAAATTTTGAGTTGCAGGTGGGCATTTTATTGCTTCACTAAATTTCATAATTTTTACTTGTTCACTCTTACCTTTATGTTGTTTCCATAAATCTGCATCACCAGTTGTACGAGTTTTACCACCAGTCATAAAAGAATTAACTCTTGCATGACCCCATTGTTGTGGAGTAGTGCCTGGTCTGTGACCTGTTCTCCAAGCCGCAACACCACGATTGTAAACTTTTTTTAATATTGAGAAAGAAATTCCAGACTTTTCTGCTTTCTTTCTTAATGATGCATCAGCAGATTCATTAACATCTTCTTTTTGCATCTCTTTAGTTTTCTTTTTCATTTTATCAATGTATGCACGATAAACATTTGCTTCTGCTGTTTTTCCCATAACTCTTGCTCTTTGTTCCATTGCAATTGCAGCTTGTATTTTATGTGCATGAGTTTTACCAGATGATTCTATTTTTTCAACACTATCTTTTGCATCTTGAACAGTTGCAAACTTTAAACCATGAATAGTACCTTTTGGATTTTCATCTGTGTATAAATCAGAATGTTTATCTGAATTTGCAGGTTGACCTTTTTTTCTTGGTATTCTTGGTTCTTCTTTATACAAATCAGGATACTTCTTTCTCATCGCTTTTGTATATTTTGATAATTTAGTTTTTGCACCCTTATCACCTGGCGCTGGTTTGTATGCACTTGGATCATCATCAGACTTACTTGCACCTTTTTTGAAATGTGCATCTCTTTTGTCTTTTGTAGACTTTGACATTTCATCACCATCAGCATCTTTTGCAAAATACTTTGCAGGTTGTGTTCCTTTTTTATCTTTTACATCTTTATCTTGTTTTACATTTCTTTCACCTACTGGAACACAATTAGGAACTCTTTTACCGTTTTTCATTTTCATTCCAATTTGTTTGAAACCAGGCCAACAATCTTCTTTTAGTTTTATTTCAAATAACCATTTCTTATGTGTTGTTCCATCTTCCTCTGCAAATACAAGATAATTTGTTCCTCTACGAATTATTTCACCAGAAACTCCAGTATAAGAATCTTCAACTATATCACCAATGTTAAAGATTTTATTTTCTAAATACATATCTCTTATAACATCTTCTTCAGTTAATGTAGGTGAGATTGTATTAAATGATTCTATGACTTTCATATACTTACGAATATCTTTAAACATTTTTTGTGCATGACCAAATGTTTTTGGTAATCCAGATTTAAATGTTTCAAAATCATTTGATAAAGCTGCACCTCTCATTTTAGATGCAGACATACCTTTTACACCATCTGCATCAGGGTCTCTATCACCAGCAGAAGTTACAGTAACAGTTTTAAAATCATAGAATCCATGTCTACCTTGTAAACCATTATACTTTGATAATATCTTATGAAACTCTCTAATTCTATCTGAACCTACAACCATTTCTATGTCAGTAAATCCTTTATTATATAATGATACTGCAATGTCAAATACATTCTTTTCTGTTCCTGCAATAATTTTCTTTGCGTGTTTTGGAAACATACTTCTCATATATGCAATCTTTAAAGATTGTGGTAATGGGTCTTTCTTCGTATTCTGTGAATGAGATGGATAAATGAAATAAGAATTACTACCTGCAACTTTAGAAACTTTATCAATAAGTTTTTCATGACCTATTGTTGGTGGATTAAATCTACCAAAAGTAAACACAGCAGTTTTCTTTTTTTCTTCTCTTAATTCTTTAAATGTTTTTAAAACAACTTCTTCTTTTTTCATTTTTTGTAAATGTTTTTCGTAGTTTTTAACTAATTCTCTTTCTATATCACGAACTTCGTTATCAATGTATTTTGCTTGATTTTTCTTATTTGGAATCTTCATTGCAAAATCAACCATCTTCTGTAACTTTTTTTGTAATGATGCACCTTGAGTTTTTACAAACGCATCATACTCTTTTGTTTTAGGATGATTCTGTTGAAATCTTTGTATGGCTCGATCTTTTGTTACCTTCATTTTTTATCACTCAAATTTTGTTTGTAAGTTTTTAATCTTTGTATTTCTTTTTGTCTTACTGTTCTTAATAACTTCTTTGCAACTTTTTGTATAAATGCACCTTTAGTTGCAAGAATTCTGTTATCAAATGTAACTCTTTTTGATGCAGGCATTTGTGCATAATTCTTTGCAGATACACCACCAAACTTTTTGATTGCTAACATCTTCGCTTGTTTTCTTGCTCTTCTCATTAACTTTTCAGGTGTTGCCATTTTACCTCGAAGTCTTTTTAGTTTAGCTTGAAATGCAGATGATCTTGCCATTCTTCCCATACGAATACCTACTTTTCGTCTTTGTGCAAAACTCATTGCTTTTTTCTCTGGTAGTGATTGCATCAATTCTTTAAAAGTTTTCATTTACTTATCCCAATTTTTTATTGCTGTAAAGTTATTAAAACTAAATTCCATTCTGTCAACAAGTTTAACTGCATTTCCTTTTACTCTATCAATTGCAACATAACCTTCTGGATTTGTTACTTTGTATCCATTTGCAGTTTTGATAAATGTATCTGTTAACTGTCTAACATTATTTAGTTTCTTTACTACAGACATTTTTGCATTGACAATGTGATTCTGAAAATCTACAATGTTTGATAAATTAGCTGTATGTTTTTTTAATTCTCTTAATACTTCTGTCTTTTTGACTTTTACTTTTTCTTTACTTTTATCTGTCTTTAATTTATTCATCTGTTTATCAAATGCATTTTCAACCCACTTTAAATAACCCTGTGCGTGTTTCTTTGCATCTGATACTGGTTTACCTTCTCTTACTTTTGAATTGTTATATGTTTTTAAACCTGCACTTGCATACACACCAGTAAATGTATTTTGTAAATTTAAAAAACTCTTTAACAATGACGAATTAATTTTTCTAAAAGTTTTACCTGCATTTGATAAATGTTTTGTTACAATTGCAGTTTCTTTTTCAGTCATTGTTGCTTTACCTGAAACATCTTTATAAGTTGCATCATCAGTCCATACTGAAGATACTTTATTTAAATTAGATACATCTGCACCAAATGAAGCTTTCATATCTTGTAGTGCATCACCTGTATAAGTTGTATGCCATACAACACCAACTTTTGCATTTTTAATTTGTTTACCTAAATCAGAATCTACTGGAACTGCATAAACAATTGTATTAGGTTGAAATGTATAATAATTTGTTCCATCTATATTCTCTGTATTAATATCATCTGATGTGAACATTAAGTCACCTTGTAAAACACCTTTAATATTAAGTTTAGAAAATTCTGCAAGTGCAACTTTAAATTTATCATTAAGTTGTCCAGATAAATCTGCATCAATCTCTGCAACTGATTTATAAAGTTTTGGATTGATATTAAATACAGATTTCTTTGCAACAAAAAATTTATTATCTTCAGGATCAATACCAGCAAATATTGCTGGAGCACCATCCCATTTTACAGTCATGTTAATTGATGAACGACTAGAACCTGCTAACATATCTCTTAATGATTGAACAAAATTAATTGCAGCTCTACCACCATCAACACCATAGTTTA